CAAGGCTGTATTCTGCTTTCAGAGCACGGCTCTTAGCAGTAACGGTAACCTTCTCGATTGAGAAAGCCATCTCGTTGAAATAGTTGCCAACAGCATCGCCAAGTGCTTCAGCGTTGCCGGTTGACATTCCCTGACCAACGTTATATGGTGAGGGTTCTGTGGTTGCAGTTCCAACTGGGTTTAGAACTGAAGGGTTGGTGCCAGTCTGTGAAGTAGTACCGAAACCGACCTTAGCATCAGAGAAACCTGCTGAAAGGTTGCGGCTATCATTCTGACCAGACCATGCGGTATCTGCTTCGTTGAAGAATGCTTCAGTGCCGCTTTGATTTGCATAGCGTGAACGCATTGCAAAGATAAGTCCAGTAGGACCACTCATTGGTTGAACGCCAGCCAGGTCATATGCGACCAGGTTAGGCATTGAACGACGGATGAGCGAGATTAGAACTGGATCGAAACCTGCAACAGGACCACCAGGAGTTGAACTACCACTGAAACCACCGGTTCCAGCTGAGTTAGTTGGTGATGCTTCGGAGAGGAATGAGCCTGAATGTGCAAAAGCACTTTCTTCTCTAAGGAATTTTTCTTGGTTTTCTAGCAGGACTGCGGTTACTGCTCTACGATGAGAATCTTTGATTGAATCAAGACCCTCATAGTTGAGGACAGGTGCCCACTTTTCCTGCAGATGCTCGGAATGGAACATTTGCGTTTACCTTTGTTGTGTGGATGTTTTTGTTTGAATTATATTAAATTCAATTATTTGCTAAATGATGAAAGAGTTCTTAGGTAAGCAGACATTGTGCCAGAGATTGACTCTGGTGAACTGTCTAAGCCCTCAGACAATGTTTCAGTTTTAGCAGAAGGAGATACTGTTCTTGAAGGGAAATATGATTCCTTCAAAGTCTCCAGTTTTTCACGATATGCTTCTTCACTTTCAAACTCAACACTTTCGGCAAGTGAAGCGAGCTTGTCTTTCTGAGTGTCTGCTAGACCCTCAGAGACTTGTTCAAAGATTCCATCAGCAACCGACTCTGCGAGACGCTTGTTAAGGGAAACGTTCTTCTCAATTTGCTCGTTGAGTTTTGTCTCCATTTCATCAAGTTTTTCTACCATACTCTCTAGTACATCATATTTTTCTTCAGGGATTGATACATAATGTTCTTCAAAAAGTCCTTTCAGACCGGTCATAAAGGATTCGGATAACTCCTCCTTCAGACCACCTTCAATAGCGAGTGAGTTCTCATTGAACCACTCATCTGCAACATATTCGAGGTAAGAATCAACACGCTCACTTAGAGCCTCTTTGATTTCAGTAACCTCCTCAAAAAGTCTCTCTTCGTAATGTGCTTCAAGAGACTCTTTAATCTGATTTACTTTTGAAACAATAGCAGCTTCAAAAATAGTTTTTGCTCTCTCTTTAAAATCTTCTGAGAGATCTTCGCCTGAAATTAGAGCATTGACATCTTCTTCGATATCATACTCTTCTTCCACCTCTTCCTCCTCATCTTCATCATCTTCTTTATTCTTACCCTTTTTCTTACCACCCTCTTCTTCCTCTTCCTCCTCTTCTTCTTCAGCAGCTTCTAGGAGTTCTTCGTCTTCATCGTATTCAAACTCTTCCTCTTCTTTCATACCCTTCATTGCTTCAGCGGGCTTAGCACCCTTGTTTACAACGTCCTTAACTTGCTTAAGGGTTGCGCCTGGGGTTTTTAGTTTTGCTGAATCATCGTCAGGCTTATAGTTTTCTGGTGTAGGACCACCCAAATCTTCCCAAGAACCAGATTGACCATCTGGAATATTACCAGATAGTTTTGGCATTGCTTCTGCTGCCTTTGCACCAGCATTAACAGCGGTCTTGGATTGCTTAGTGCCTACTTCCATTTCTTGTAAATTGTTACCACGAGACATTTGAACTCTCCGATTTTCCTGTTTGAAATCTATATTTATTTATAAATTAATAAATTACAATGAATTAAGGAACTCATTGAATAATGATAGTTTATATTCTTCTAGAATACCTTCATCAACAAGTGTGTTGATTTTTCTTTTTGTATTCTCTGCTGCTTTTTCGCGGAGCATTCCTCCATCCCAAATCCACTCTTTACCTTCCATAATTCCTTGAACAAAAGCATCGGGTGCAGATGGATCTGCAACAATATCAGCAGCAGTTGCAAGCATAAAGTCTTCACCAACTTCAGTGAAACCTTCTTTGGTTGGTCTAACAGAACCAATACCGCGAGAAGAAACGCCTAAAGTAACTCCCTCTTTGAGAAGTGATTCTGCAATTTTGCCCATTGGGGTGGAAAGAATTTGTGCCTTTCCAATGAAGTTATTTCCTTCGCGTTGCAAAGAAACGATCTTATGTGAAACTCTATCTAGGTTTACTGTTGGACCATCTGGATGACCGAGTTCACCAAGAGCACGACCTTTATTAACATATTGTTCAGTATAACGCTTTACTTCGCGTTCCATAACTGGCATACGATACATTCTGCCATTACGGTTTACCACTTCAGTTTGAAGAAATGGTCCTTGAATATAAAGTGTCTTCTTACCGTTAACTGTCTCGGTAATAACTTGTACTGATTCGATTTCTTCGGTGATAAGTTTCATTTTTATTAGTTGGTAAGTCCTACTTTTGCAGCTTTAATTGCTGATGATGTCCAAATAACATCTGATGAATATTTTTCCAAAAATTCGACAGAATTTGCTGGCATTGTAAAGTAGTTTGTAGTTGCTGCACCAACTAGAGTCGAAACGCCAACAGTAATAATGCCGCCAGTATTATTATGAAGACGAACACAAGTAGCACTTGTAATGCTAGATGCTGTGCCCGGAGTAATAGCAGTTGATACTTCAGTTTCAATTATTTTAGTTCTTTGCATTGGTATAATAAAGACTTTATTAGTTATTTATTATTTAATCAAATTAAGATAATTATCTACTAATTTCTTCCCAATCCATAGAAGCAAAGATATCAGCTCCAGCAGTGTCAGATGCAGCAACTAAAGTTAGTTCATACGGAGTTTTAGTTAATCCATTTCTTTCCAACTGAAACTTGAATAGTGCTTCTTTAAGAATATCTACTGATTGTGATGATTGGTTTGCTGAAGTGAGGAATCCAGATGCCAAAACTCTTCCACCACTAACAGATCCACCATCTATTTTATATTCAATCGCAGAGTCTGCTCCAGCACTGACCCAAGTTCCTCCTGATGTTGTTGCACTTGCTCTCACCTGCCAATTATATTGTGGACCATTTCCAGTTCCCATAATTGATAGCGCCGTCATAATAACAATTGCATCCAATCTATCCGGTTGACTGTTGATTGCTGCTTTAAGTCTAATGGAAATGACCGGATAATATGTTCCGGCAGGAGTTGGTAAATCTACTGGTGTTGTAATAGGTGTAGAAACTGCTTGTTGCAATCCTCTCAATTCATAACCACCTTCAGAAATTACTGTAGAACAAACTTGTTTTAATGTGCTTGCACTAGTTGTAATTCCAGTATTAGTAATTTCATATCTTAATGGAAGTGATGCAGTTGTGATATAAGTTGATTGAATTATATTTGCGTGTTGGAAAGTATGTGCATGAATAAACTTACCATTGATTATAAATCCAAGTCTTACATTTCCGAGTCCTAGCCACTCAATGTCTATCCAAAGAATTTGTGCCTTGGTTAAATCTAATGTAACTCCAGAAACACCCGTTCCGTCTAACTTATCAATATTCCAATTTGATTGTGCAACTCTTGTTTCTGTCCCTAATGATAAACTTCTTTCTACGAAATATGCAGTATTTCCAGATGCACCATCTAATTCGAAGTATATTCCATTATCAGCACCAAAATACCCAACTCTTTGTCTTAAATTTTGTTTTGGTGGATTCATTACAAAAGTATTCATAGTCAACAAAGATTTTCCTGGTTGATATGAAAATACTTTAGTAGTTTCTCTAACAATAGAATTTGTACTCCCAACACCCACAGTCATATTGACTAAACCTGCGGTAGTTGCAAATCCAACAGTAGAACCGGTTCCTATGATTAAACTATCCCACAGATTATTATCTCTATATCTATGCGAAGAATCAAAAAGTGTTAGTGGATTTGATACTCTTGTTCTTCCAAAAGCATCTGAATTTATTGTTACTGGAAACCTATTGTATTCATCTACAATTTTTCCATCTCTAGTTGCAACACCATTAACTTCAAAAAGACTTCTTTCTTGATTTAAATAATCTTGTGTTGTTATATTCCACTGAGCCATTTATCAATCGATCCACTCTAATTTTGATGGGTGATATCTTTTTGTGTTTTTAATATTTGAATTTTTCTGTTCTGATGGATAAACCTGCTGAACAACTGCTCCCGGATAATCGGATTGTAGTTGCTCACCCAAATCTCTTTTTGATGGAATTCCGTTACTAGTTGTCAATTCCATGCGATAAAGACTTCCATTCCACAGAACATCTGCAACATATTCCTCACCAACTTGTTGTTGCTCTGGTTGGGAATTGATATAAAGATTCCCATTAAAGTCTCCAGAAATATTAACTGACTCGGAAATAAATTGCTTGTATGATTTCATATCATTCCTCTTCGTATTCTTCTTCAGTTTCGCCAAATAAACTAGATGCTACTTCTGGGCGAAAAGCGTCAATTTTTTCCGCCGATTTTGAAAATAAAATGTCTTTGATTTTATCACTGATCTGCGATGGTGTTTCATCGGCAATGATCATATCCATAAGGTCATCCATTTTTTTAATACCTATATCTAATCGTTTTTATTTATATCTCCCCACCCTTGGGGATAGAGGGAGCTTCAACTGTTTTCTCTTGAGATGTTAAATCTGGTTCCATTATTGGTTCCCCAAGATCCATACCGGGTGCTCCTGGCTCAATTGGTTGACCTGTTGTTGGATCTACTGGAACATTTGGATCTGGAATAATACCATCTTTAATTTCTTTTTCGATTAATTGATCTTGTTCAAGAATTTCAATATCTGTCTGACGGAGAATTTTACGTCTCACATAATCTTGAGAGAAGTATCTACCGACATATGGTTCTGCAGTAGCAACCATATTTAATCTTTCGGTCAGAAGTTCTACATCCTTAAGTTCTGAGAAATGATTATCATACAAGAAGTCATATTGAATATGCTCACTCATGGTCTCCCAATCTTCTGGGGTTACAATATTTTTCAATATAAGTTGAGTTCTCAACATATCATTGAACATATTAGAAAATCTTTTTCTCAGACGCCCAACAAACTTAGTAAACTTAAGTTCATCTCTAAGAATTTCTGAAGAACGTCCTAAATTAAAACCACCTTCTCCTTCCATTCTAGAAATTGGAACATTTAGGGATTTGTATAATTTTTTCTTAAAATATTCAATGTCAGTAATTTCTCCTAGGTTTTGTCCACCGGGAAGTGTGGTAATTTCTGTACCCCTTCCACCCTCTCTTCTTGGCAACCAGAAATCTTCCAACATTGCCATAAACTTTTTATCATCACGAATTTCTCCCGTATTGGCATCATACACGAGTTTGTTTCTGTATCGCATCATAACATCTCGGAGATATTGCTCTGCTTTTACCTTAGGAAGATTGCCCACATCAATATAGAAAATTCTACGTTCTGGAGCACGAGACAATCTGTAAATAACCAGTGAATCCTCAATCATTCTAAGTTGATTGAGTGCTTTAATTGCTTTGTGCAAATACGATAGTGTTGACCCTTTATTTCTATCTACAAGTCCGGAAGTACAATACGTGATAGCATCTTTTGCTATTTTTACACCAGAATTTGCACCACCAAGAGTACCAGGTGCTGGAGTTCCTGTTGGATAAGTCATTTTTGGATTATAAACAAAATATTCCTCAATCTGAGGAAAATCAAAATCCATTGGATTTTCTATATTATTGTTTGAAACTCTATACTTATCTTCTGGTTTTTTTCTTGCTTGTCTTACATAACGCATTTTCATTGCGTCAATATAGCGCAATTCTTTAATGCCTTCGTGTGGATTTTTAAGATCAATTACTTTATGGTAATAAAGTCTTCCATCAATATACCAGTTTCTATAGATCTCATGGCATTTTTTGTCAAAATCCAATAAATCTAAAATATGCTTAAATTCTTGTCTAATCTTCTTTTTAATGCCATCGCTAGCATTCAAATTTGAAAGTTCTATTTGTACGGGAGTATCATTTGAATCTGAAACGATAGCTTCATTTACAATATCTTCAATGGCACTATCCACTTCCGGATGCAGTGCCATTTCTCTATATCTCTTAATTAAATCAAATTCAGTTCTATATACACCTTCAATATCTACATAAGAACCAAAAAAGCCACTAGTCAAGTAATGATCTACACCGTCCTCATTATTTTGGGGAACGGGAGATACTGTACTTGGTGATAGTGGCTCGCTATTCTCAATAGAAAATCCAAATAACTTTGCCATAATTTATTGCTGATTATTTTAGTCTTTAGACTATTTATAAATCAGTTTTCGCCCGTATATGGTGACCAGTATTGTACTTGGAATTCTACTGTAAATTCTTCAATTGTATCTGAAGAATCATATGAAAGATCGATAGCAGAAATATTAGTTGGGAAAATGCTATAGAACTTGTATTGCGCAGCAACTTCTAAACCACCACCAGTAACATTGTTGCCACCGGTTGTGCTTGGAAGTCTCTTAAGTTGCTTGACCATCGCATCAATTTGGTAATCATCTGGATTGGTCGCACCACTTCCATCAGCATATTGACCAATATACTGCATCCAGGCTTCCATTGCCTTTCTGATTTTGAAATCTTCGTCATTAATTACGGTAATTGACCAGGTATCGAATGTACGATCTCCTGCTACCTTGAAAATTCTTCCTCTGAAAGGAACATCAATAGAAGCAATGTTGGATGCTGGGAGATTTGCTGCTTTACATAAGATTTTAAATTCAGTAGCATCAAATTCAGCTCCACCAGGAAAACTGGTAATTTCAACTTCGAATAGATTGGGGCGGGCACCGCCGCCCTTTAGTGCTGTCTTAAAGTCTTGGATTGAGTGTGCCATTTTTTAGTCCCTCCTTTGTTTTTGTTTTAAAATCAAACTCTACCAACTACTTCTTCAAATGCTACACCAGTTCTTGTAGCAACGAAGGTCAGAGTGACATAGTTGATGGACTTAGCTGGTTTCAGGAAGATGTCTGCCCTGAATTCATTATTATCAATAACGTCAGGAGTGTTGTTGGTGGAGTCGCAAACTACGTAGAAACCGTATAGACCTCTCTTTGCTTGGACATCGCGTAGATAAGGTTCTACGATATTCTTAAAGTTTGCTCTCGTTAATTCATCGTTAAGTTCAAAGAGTTGTGCTTCCGCAGATCTTTGGAGTGCTTGCTCAATAGTGAGGAATAGACGACGAACGTTAATTCTGTCAAAAGCAGAAGCGTATCCAAGAGCGGTTTTATCGCCAAACAGTAGAATACCAATTCCTGGTTTTACAATTACAGAGTTAATTCTTAATGGATAAAGAATATCTCTCTGTGCTCTATTGGGGTTGTATGCAAGTTTAATTGCATTATTCAAGATACCACGTTGTTGACCAGCAGGAGAGAACCAAGGATAAGCAATAATGTTTGTGCGGCACATCAGACCAGCAATATCAGCGTTACAGGGAATGTAACGGAATCTATTATTGAAACGATCATAAGTATACTTATAACCAGAGTCAAAGATTGCATAAGATGATGATGACAGTGGACTAAAGAACCTCACTAGGTTGTTAGTTTGCGTTGTTGTATTTGTTAGACCAACAACGTTTGCTCTGTGTGGTCCGATTGTAGCAACGCAATCTTTTCTCGATTCTGCCAGAGAAATTAGGTACTGTGCTTTGGCTTGCGAATCAGACTCCGATCCAAGTCCAGGACCCATAATTATGTAATCGACTTGGATTTCATCTTTATTACCAAATAGGGCATAAGATGTCATCAAATCTCCAAGAGTTGCTTGCATTCCGCCTTGTGCAGAATAGTCAACACCACCGTTAAGAGTATATGAGACATTGCCAATTGCACTGAATATAATATCCTGTGCTTCTTGACCCCATAAACCTGCTGAAGTGGTGACAGGCGTAAATCCTGAAGAGAATGCTGTTGCTCTTGGTGCAGTTCCCCAATAAGAATCTGTGGCACTTGAAGGATTTCCTCCAGCAAATACTTGAGACGAATAATCTGCAAGATACTGTTCGTACCAGATTTTTTGTGGAGAATTGACTGCAGAAACTGCGTCAAGTGCTTTTGATAGACTTACGTGCTTCTCAAGAATTGTTCCTTGGTTGCCAGTAATTGTTCCGAGATCATCAACAATTGCAATATGCATTGCGTCGTTTTTACCAGAACGATCTAACGAATGCTTGTTAGTCGTTGGTTTTGGTGCAATAGATCTCCAGAAAATAATAGAGTTGGTTAGACCTAAAGTTTGTTGGTCATACCAATCAAGAACAGAACTTGGTGTATATGGAGTTACTGAAGAAATTCCAGTATTGACACCAGAGTTGTTAACAAAATAAATTGAATCTGAAGTATCATATGAAGCAAATGTATTATTTTGCGCGTAATCAATTGGGTAAGTGGTTCCTGCAGAAGAAACTCTTGCAAGAACTTTAACCGAGATTGTGCTGCTTCCGTTTACTGCATCTGTTGTTACTCCGGTGATAATACCCTTTAGGTGTCCATCAAATACCGAAGTAGATCCAGTTCCTGGAATAACTACATTATTGATTGCAGAAGTAACACCATAACCAATTTGAGCACCGGCAGCAGCCAAATTAGTTGTGTTGATGCCAATAATTTGATCTGCTAAATCGTCAATGAAGCAAACCTTGAGACTATTTGCCCAACTTCCTGGATTCTTGGCGGAAAATGTAAAGTTATTTCCATCCGAATGGTTGTTGGTATAGTCATCATAGTTGTCAATTTTTAAAGCGGTTGTGTATGCAGCTCCAACGCCAGCATTTGCGTTATTGAGGGTTGCACCACTAGTTCTTACAACTTTAAGAACACCACCATATGAGAGGTAAGATGATGCACTCATCCAATACTCATATTGTGCATCAGTTGATAGTGGTTTTCCAAAAGTTTCAATTAGTTGTTGCTCAGTTTGTATATCAATTGGGAAGTCAACGGGTCCAATTGAGAAAGGTCCAGCAATTGCACCAATATTATCTAAGACATTATCAGCTCTTCCTACTGTTAAATCAACCTCTCTGACGAGTACGCCTGGAGATAATTGAGGAGTCGCCATGTTTTTCTCCGTGAAGTCTCAGTTTATCTAAAAAATATTTATTAAAAATATACTTTTCATAGGGGAAACATGACGTGAATGTTTACCAATCAGGATATTCCCATTTATCTAAAACTCTACTCACCATTCTATTTGCTACTACTCTTTTTACAGTACAC